GTCATCAACTCCGCCCGAATCGCTGATCGCAACAACGTACCCGGTGAAGCTGTGCGTCGCGTCATCGGAATAGGTAATCCTCCATGTTTTGAGAGTCTTCGCGGCCCTTGCAACTTCGGCGGCCAGCAATCCAGCATCGTCAGAAGTCCAGTTCAAGGCGAAGGTGGTTGCGCTTCCCCTCGGTATGCCGGGTTCCTCTTCACCCCGGGTCGATCCGAGCGTGGTCTTGTCTTTCATGTTATGGGTATCCCCGGCCAGATCCCAGTCAAGAATATCACCGATCTCGACATATTCATTCGGGGTTATAGTCCCGTTTGCCCCCGTGAGGGTTTTGCCGGTTGTGTCGATATCGACTGAGAAAGTATTCGTTGAAGCATACTTAACAACCACCGTTTCGCCGTTCATATCGGCAGCATCGTCTCCAGCAAAAGCCGACAACGCCCCAACTATTCCGTTTGTCAGCCCGTGAGAATTGCTGGTTAAAAGGGTAGGATTCCCGACCGTTGCGGTCATCGCGGTAATTGCATCCCCATCCCCATTCGACATCTCTAATTTTGTACCCTGTGCATCAAGCATTTCAGACATTGTATTTTCCTCCTAAGTTTTTTTATTAAACTGCTAACAATAATGATGGTTGGAAAGGTTTATCTATCCTCGCACCCTTTAATCTATTTTCTCTGGCCTCCAGTGGTTGGAGGTTCTTGAGCGACCAGCACCTTTTGAAATCCATGTCATCCGGGGTCTCAAAGTTAAAAACCGCAATAGGAATTTTATGGTCAACCTCCCAATATGTTCCATAATTATTCCAAGTCATTTCATTTTTAAATTGTTTCTCAAGGTGTGATTTTAGCTGGTCAATGGTATAATCAACCAATCCTAAACACCTATGGCTCTTTTTGTCATGCTTGAGTGAACTTGCTAATCGTCTCCGCATAGCCGCATTTAATCTATAAGTTGGGTCAAGCCGCATTTTACCGTACCATCGCTTATTGTTTACGTTGTGTTTTTCTTGATTTTCCCGTTGCCAACACAAAACTTTTTCTCGTATTTCTTTTAAATGCTGCTGACGATATACCCGCGCCTTTTTAAGCCGTTCTTGTCTGTCTGCATAATAAGCAAGTAGATTCCCCTTATTCACTTCGATTCTATTCTCCTCATAATAATTTCTGCTATCTTCAACCCGACATTGCTTACATCTCGGACGATACCCATCTACTTTGCTTTTATCCTTATGAAACTCAGATAATGATTTATCTTCACCACATTTTATGCATGTCTTGTAAATCATTTTATTCTCACTCCTCATGCCAAACGAAAAAGTCCATTATCACCCTGAATGCTTCTACTTCTGATTCATATATATCCTGCTCCGACTCTATCAGGCAAGAACCTATCTTTGTACTTGAGGCTGTTCCCGAATAGCCGTCCAGAGCCTCCCTGATAGCATCTGCAAGGGTCTTTGCCTCTGTGTATGTCTTCGCCCATGCCTCCACCTGAAATCGCGGGTGTGCATGTCCTGACGGCCCTCTAAGGTGGTGATCCCTCATGCCCGTGATCTTGGTGTAGAGGATGAGGGGGTACTGGGGTGATTGTGGAATCGTCACAGGGTAGCAGCGAGTGGTGATATCCTTCACGGTCGAGTCGTTTATTAAGATATACCTGATTGCAGTCTCGATCATCTTGATAAGCCTCTTTTCTGTCCAGCCGTGAGTGTGCCTTTGGCAGCTTTTTTGCTCAGAAGTTTTGCAGACTTCAGGATCGCTTTCCACATTTCTTCGCCGATCCGTTCAAGAGCAATCTTCTTATTGGCGTCCCATGCCGTCCTCATGAATGGATGAGGTGATATATGCCCCCTTGCCGCCCCTGTTTTCGTGAATCTCTCAGAAGTTCCCCATTCAAACAAAGGAGAAAGTGGATGGCTGGATCCTACATATACCGTCACCCTTGATCTGTCCTGCCTCCCCCGCTGTGACTTTTTCAAAGAGGTTCCAACTTTGATTGAGTCCACTATTGCCTTATTATCAAACGGTAAAGATTGAGCGTTGGCCTTTGCTGCTTCTTTGATAGGCAATGCGGCTTTCTTCAGGGCATTCCTAACGACCCCCTTTTTCATGCTCATGGTGGGCAGCTCATCCATCGCATCCATCAGTTCCTTCATGCCGTGTAATTCAAATTTGAAAGCCGGTTTAGCCATCAGCTATCACTCCTCTTTCTTAGGTTGTTTCTCGTCAAGCAATGCCAGCAAATCCGAAATTATCGCAATCAGGCGACATCCCTCACAACTGCGTTTAGGCCCATGATCCATATACTTTTTCATTTCCTCTTTATACTCTTCTACTGTCCCCATCAGCTATCACTCCTTACTGAACATACCAACTCAAGCCCGTCTTTTCGTCCCAGTTCAATCGGCGGCTGTAAATCATATTCCCGCCCTGCATCATCCACCAACATACATTGGGCCGTTATATCATCCCGATATCTGATACGATATTTCACAGTAAGCGTTGCCACGACCTGCTGCGCGCTCCATCTTTCGGCGCCACGAAGTTCGAGTCTTTCAGCCCATACGGTTGCGGGAAGGGTTACGGGTTTGACCTTGTTATCAGCATCGCAGGTTTCCGTTCCCGCCGCCGTGAAAGTATCATAGACTATAAGACCCGCGGCAAAGTGATCCTCTTCCGTCTTCGTGATCTGATAGAGTGTCCCTAATACAAGGGTTCCGGTAGCGATTTCAGTCCCAACTTTCACGAGCTCAATCCAGAGATCAATCGGCTCACCGAATGCGTTTTCTGTGGTGACCTTTTCCTTGAGCGTCACTGTGCGATCCATCCTGCCAGCTCTCATTACTCAAACTCCGTATGCACAACATAATTTCTTAACAGGGAGTCAACTACATCCTCAATTTTATTCACCGAAAGACCTATAACTACTTGCCCTCTGTTATTATAAGCGTCCTCAAGTTTCACAAGTATGGCATCCTTGATGTTCTCCGGCACCGCTACGGCCAGACCATACCCGCACACGAAAACTATCTTGATCGGCTTGTCGGTGTAGAGGGTTCCAGACGGCCATGATTCATTCGGCTGTAAAATAATCCGGCCAGGCTCGGAGACAATATCCACATCCGCAGTGGAAAGTGTTTCATCATAATCGTCATCATCTGAAAGTCGGTATGTTACCACTGCCGATTGCAGGGGAGGGTAAGGGATTTTGATATATCTTTCTGTGGGCCACTCGTTGAGATACATTGTCAAAGTCTGGGTGATAAATCTCCGGCCTGTCTCAAACTCGCACTGTGTCCTCACACCTTTTATATTACGGGTAAGCCAACCGTCTTCGGTGGTGTATGCCGCCGCCTCTGCCGCCGTGGTAGCGAGTTTGCAATGTAATTTCGCCTCCTCAAGTGAAACCGGCTCGACTGCAGGCGCTGTTGTTAAAGTTATTATCATGCTGTCTCCTTATGTGTGGGGCCGGGAAAGGAGAGGAGAACCCAGCCCCACTGCCCCAGGGGTTACGCGTTGAGATAATAGCCGCCACCGACCACCGACCTCCACATCACCGTCACATCTGCAACCATACCAGCCCCAGCCGTGGCCCCTCCGATGGTAAGCTGAATCTTCGAGGTGGAAGCTGTTACAGACGGCCCTCGGAATACATGGAAAAAGTTGCCGGTCAGATTTGCCTTTGCCCCCAGCGTAGAGGAAAGGATTGTGATCGCCGTGCCGTCAGTGGTGGCAACTGATATACCCGTGAATGTCGCAACCGCTGAAAGGTCGTCTGGGACATGCACAATTACCGCGTCAATGAAGAGATTCTGCGTTGTCGCGGTCATTACATCATAAGCCGCCGCCGCCTGTGCGAGTGAAATCTGTTTATAGTTTATGGTAGTTCCGGGCATGTAGGACTTGGGAACCCAAGCGTATCCGTTGTAGATCCACATCAGGCCGGTGTTTTGCTCAAAGAACGTGCCGCCGTTCTGTGTGTTTGCGGTCGGTTTCGTGTCTGTTGATAGCCCGATAAATCGGTTTTCAAGTGATCCTATTCTTTCTACTGCCATGATATCCTCCGTTACTTTTTAGGAGCGGGGGCGACCCGGAAAGGTAGAGGCCACCCCCTGGGTGTGTTCTATGTATTTACCTTAGTCGCTGCTCCAGCGGTCGGGTTTGCATACACTACATACATTCTCGTTATTCCTGTCTCTGCGGTTGTACCAGTAGTAGTCACAACACCAATGACATTTCGTGCAGCGGCAGCGTAAAGTATCCTCGCCTCGCTCGCAATATAAGCACCAGCCTTGCCGCCGGGATGTTCAATGTTATTGATTTCACCCTCCAGAAGGTCAGTGGCTAACAAGTTTGTTGAAGTGAAAAACCCATTATCATCATCGTCATCCCCAACGATTATCGCCGCTGTAGTACCAGCCGTCCATAGAGCAATTCCGTCCACGCCAACGTCAATGATTCGCGACCCAGCGGGGAGTGCGATTGTTCCAGTGTAGACTCCAGCCACTCCAGCCTCAGTGAATAAGACCTCGGCTGTAACTGTCTGGTAGGCCGTTGCAGCGATACTGGCTGCCTTGTTAAGCTCTGCCGCCGTGGGAGTAATTGCGACCCCTGCCAATTTCAATGCGCCGCCAGACTCAATATCTAACACTCCACCTGAAGCGATTACATGGGTATCGCCGCCATCTTTTCTGTATGTTTTGGGCTGATATGTAGTATCTGCCATTTTTCAATCCTCTATCCGGTGGTTGCCCCGACGTGGCCCGGATAAGACCACGCCGAGTACCCTATTTAAAGGGCCGGGTTAAGGTTATATTGCCGGTGAATCCAGCAAATCACCCTTGATTATAAACGCAGAAAGCGGAATGGTAGGCCCAGTTCCTGTCTCGGCTATTGTGACTTTTATAAACCGCTTCCCACCAACATACCCAAAAGAATACAGGGTGTTATCTTCTGCATCTGCATCTATGGTTATACAAATCCCACTTGCGGGCGTTAAGCCAAGGACATCCGCTGCCGCTACGTTTGAGTAACTATCGGCAGAACCAGCACCATCGTCATCGGCATGTTCCAGTTTAAGGGTCCAGTAATTAGACTCGGAAAGCGTACTTCCGGTTAAGCCTACATGGAATCCGATAAGGACTGAATTGCACCCAGCCAGATCGGTCTCCACAGCGTGGGAGTCTGCGTCCGTACATGAAATCGGGTCAAGGACCGCAACCGCATCTACGTTGTTATAAAGATCTTTCATTGTGCTTACCTCCTTAAAACTTATTGAATGGGGGTATATTTCAACCCCCGGGTAATGTTAAGTGGTGGCTATCTTTAAAGTTTTGACACTTTCATAGGAAACGAGGCCTCCACCGACTCTCTTTGTGGTATAGAATTTCACGTAAGGTTTCGATGTGAACGGATCCCTCAGAACCCTTATTCCGAAGCGGTCGATAATCAAATATGCCCGTTTGAAGTTCCCGAAGTAGAGGGGATATTTCCCGGCGCCGATATCTTCCACGTTGTCATCGGTTACGGTAGGATATCCCAACAGTACGTTAGGTGCCCCAGCTTCAAGGCCCGGTCTCCAGATATAATTACCTTCACCGTCCTTCATTTTGCGGATAACATTCAGGGTTGTCCGATTCATAAGCCATGAGGACCCGTTAAGGTAGACCGGTTTCAGCGCATTGGTAACGTCAATGAGCTTGTCCGCGCTATTCAGCAGAGTCGCATGTCCACCGGCGATATAACCCATTTTACCCCACGCATAAGAAGCATTGGTGATTTTGGTATATGCGTCGAGACCCTTCGGCTCTGATACACCGTCACCATTGACAAAAGCATCACCCTCTTCGTCGGCAAACTCAATGGCGACTTCGTTACCCAGCCAGGCTGCGATATCTATCCGGCTATCATCGAGGAGTTTCTGGGTAGCTGCTGGCATCGCGTAAATCTCTTTGGTGTTGATTGCGATTTCAACGAGCGAGGGGGAGTCGGTCTCATCGCGCGAGCCCTTTTCTCCAACCCAACCGGAGGAAGCGCCGCCCTGGTTGACGAGCTTCTTGTAGGTATCCGTTCCGATACTCATAACGGTTGCCAGCCCACGCATCGCTGATACGGTTGCCGCTACACGATCAATGGTAGCTTCCATCTCTTCCGGTACGGTAAATCCGCCTGCGGTATCATCCAGGGTAGAGGCATTTGCCTGTACTTGGAGGTCTTTCAGATCGCCCTCCACTCCGCCCCTGAACCATGATTCAAAGGCTTTTGTATGTGCGGCCTTTGCCGGGTCAACTTCAGTCCCGCCACCGAATGCACCGCGTCCAGCTACAGTTTCAAGGGCTTCAAGCTGAGTCTTCATCTCAGCTATTTGCGCGATATCCGCGTTTATTTTTTCCACCTTCTCCGCAAGCAGCGGGTCCGCGTGGCCTTTTGTCTCAATCTCTTTGAGGCGTGTATCATTCTCACCCTTGAAAGTCTCAAAGGTTTTACCAAGCGCTTCTATGATCTTTTTCAGTTCGTCCATTTCTGTATCCTCCTATGATTTCATTATATTGATAATTCGTTCTACCTCTGCCTGTATTCCCTCAACATCGCGCTGAGAGTTGCCATTACTGCCTCGCGCAGCTATGGACTTCGCGAAAGATCGACTTGCACCTGCATCACGCAGGGCTCGCTCAATCTCTTGTTTACTTAATGTATCCCCTTCCCGGTCGCCAGCTTCCAGATCGTTAGGGACGTTTGCGTAAATGGAAAGGTCAAACTTCGCCTTTGCCGCTCCAGTATCAAGGATGGTGTCAATTAGGCCACGGTCTTGGGCCTCTGCCGCAGTAAACCATGTTTCTTCTTTCATCATGCTTTTGAGTTCACGTTTTCCAATGCTTGACTTGTCGTAATAAATATCAAGCATATTCCCACCGATCTTCTGAAGGATGTCTGCTATTTCCCGAAGTTCGTATTGATTGCCAGCGGTCAACACCCAGGGATCGTGGATCATTAACATGGTGTTCTTGTGGGCCTGTACTTCATTCCCAGCCAGAGCAACAACCGAAGCCATTGACGCGGCCATTCCTTCTATTTTTGTGGTGACATGCGCCGGATGTTCGCATAGGGCATTAAAGATAGCCACCCCATCAAACACATCCCCTCCAGGAGAGTTGATTCTAACTGTGATATTCTTCGCCGTGATGTTTCCAAGGGCCCGGACCAGATCAAAGGCGTCATTGTATGGCCAGCCGATCACATCATAAATTATGATCTCCTCGCTATCCTCGTCACTCTTCGCCTCTATTCTGTACCAATCCGGCTTTTCAAGAGACTTGCCCCAGTATCGGGCCGCTGCGTCTGCATTCTTTTCGCTTCTATAAGCCAGCTTCATGCGTTGTTACCTCCATCACTTGGCTTGGGTTCTTGTTTCATACTTGAGGTCCGTGTTCGATACTCGCCACCGCCCTCATAAGGATTCATATCAAGTAAATCTCTGCACTCGTTAGGAGATAAAATCTCTTTATCTATGCCTACCGCGAAAGAGTCCATCTGTTCTTTAAAACTTCCCCTCTGTAGCCCCTGCGCGGCAAACTTCGCATATTGAGTCTTCCTTTTCGCTGTCGGTATCAGGTCGCGGGAAATTGCCTTTTCTATTGGTACGATCCAAGGCATCAGGGCATAGATAATAAAACCGATTGAGAACTGCTCTGCGCTTGCATACGTAGGAGTTTTAGATTCTGAGGAAATGATTGTCAGGGGCATCCCAAAGAAGATATCAACGATCTCCGCTTTCTGATACTTGCGAAGCTCAATGAATTGTGAGTCTTTGGGGTCAATGGTTATCTTCTGCGCCTTCATCCCATCTTCGAGCAGCATCATGCGGTGAGATTTTCCAAGGCCGCTGTATGATTCTGCCAATGAGCTTTTCAGGTCTGCTTTTATTTTGGGGTCAACTTTGCCAGGGTGCTCGACTATCATTCCTGGATGCGTTCCGCTGCCAAAGTATCGCGCCCCAAACTCTTCAGAAGCCAATCCAAGGGCAATAGATTCTCGTATGTACTGGATGGGGTTGACTCCCATAAATCCGTTGATGGTCATCCCGCGTAGGTGCATGATCTGGGAGGCTGGAACATCCATCAAGGTCCCATCTGGATATTTTAATGTATAAACGAGCTGGTATTTCTCATTCTGCTTGACTTCGTGGACAATGCCCGGCGCAAGAGGGATCAATTCTTTCACGGGGCCGGTAAGGGAGAGGCCCCTGTTTTTCAGGGCAAAGAAATTCCCCCTCAATGCGAGGTGGTTCATGGCCATGCCCCAAAACTCCGGGGCGGTCATCCATTCATTCGGCTGGTCGTGTAAGAGAAAATAGAGAGAGTCGTCAATCAGTTTTGTGCGGTTTTTACCGTCCGTTTCCATCAAGTGACAGGGAAGCATGCCGATTACGCGGGAAAGAGCATTGACGCATGAATAAACGGTTGCCTGCCTCATCGCTGAATCGCTTGAAACAGACACGCCAGAAGAGGTTGACCCGCCGCCGAAGACAGACATAATCATGCGTTCAAGTTCCTGCGGGTGCATTGCTTGAGGCCGTACCATCCGAGCGACTATACCCATTACTTATCCTTCATCAAGTAGCCGATAATCATAAACAGGGGACCGCATACCACGAAGGCCCAGCCCTGACCTTTGAGGAGGTAGATCCCGTACCCAAGCATCCCCACCCCACCAAAGACAAAAAAATCCCGTATATCAAAAGCTGCCCACAGACCTTTGAATAGGGACTTGATAAAGTTGCCTATCTTCTTGATAATACTCACCGCATAGCCTTAACCTACTGGTATATGGTTGCGTGTACGGTGGGATTGTGGCATGTTTAGGGGTTTTATTCACGGACTGGACAGACTGGATGGACTATATTTTGTGGTTTTCTTTGGTTAAGACACTACAGGTTGTGCTAATTTCTCCGCATCCTCCCTCCTGATCCGCAAGATGTTGTGCGGGCCGATCCTCTCGGCTGGTACTTTGCCCTCTGTAATCCAGCCATAGAGGGTCTTGATCTTCAGGCTGTAATGCTTCGCCACCTCTTGCGGGGTGAGATATTTTTTGTTGGGGAGTTCGGTCATGGTTTCGCCCCTTCTCCTATTCCATGCCTCAATCGTAGGCAGGTTTCCTCACGGGGGTTAAGTGTTGATAAAGCCAATGTCAAGGTATGGTCCATTAACTCAGCGGTATCGGATTCATGTGGATCGAAAGACAGATATTTTTGATTTACGCTTTCGACTTGCAATAAGTCAACCTCTTCAAACTTAACAAAAGATCGGCCCAGCCTTTTTGCTATTTCTTTAGTGATTTCCGGTGGAAATAAAAAGTCAATCGGAAGACCAAAAAACTTTTCTAGCCTTTCGGTAATATCGTTCTTTTTCCGTATCTTTCCTGGTAGCCATCTGAAGTTTAGAATATTGCTTACAGTGAC